TAATGCTGTTTTGTATCGTACTGATGGTGTTACAGATGACTCTGAGGGTTATGTAGTAGCAAACTTTAAGAACATTGATGTTATCGGGGTTATCTACAAAAATGAACAACCTTTAGATGGTTGGCATGTTAATGTGCGAGTAATGGATGGAGAGGATTCCAGTTCTATTGCACCTTTCTCTGTAATCCCAACAGTACCAGTCCGTGTGTGGGGCTAAGAGCCATTAACACAAATGTAAAAATAAACGCTTAAAGTAACAGAGGCAAAGTAAATGGACAATCACACCGCAGAAGCCGCATCAGCAGTAGCGACTAAAGCATCGTCTGTAGCTACCTATGGTGGTGCAGGGAGTGCCGTATTCTTTGGTTTATCAGCCAATGAGTTCGGTGCTTTGTGTGGTGTGATTATTGGTTTCATTGGTCTTATCGCAAATATCTACTTTAAGTATCAGCATTTGCAAGTGGCGAAAAAAGAGTCTGGTTGGTATAACGAATGACTTGGATACTTGTATTGGCATTAAAAGCTGAATACAGGTGTGTAAGGTGGTCATGGACAGGTGATGTTTATAACCGCAAGGTAGTATGCCTTGAATGGAAAAAGGTAGTAAAGAGATGATTCCTCTTGACCCAATGTCAGCGCTAGAAGGACTGCAAACAGCAATTAGCGCAGTCAAGAAAGCAAGCAAAGTTGCAAAAGACTTAGCGGGTTTAGCACCTTCTATTGGCAAACTATTCGATGCTAAAAGTAATGCTACCAAGGCTATGCTTCAGGCTAAGCGGTCTGGTGGCAAATCAAATCTAGGCGCGGCACTTCAGATTGAAATGGCTTTGGATGAAGCCAAGCGGTTTGAGGAAGAATTAAAGATGCTGTTCATGCAATCTGGGCGGATTGATGTCTGGAACGCAACCAAGGCTCGTCAAGCTGAAATGGACTTAGAAGACGCTAGAGAAATGAAGGCGCTTCAGTTAGAAGAAAAGAAACGCAAGGAACAAGAACAAGAACAAATGGCGTGGGCTATTGGCATTGTCGTCATCGTTATGTTTTTAGGTGCAATAGGTTGGGGTCTTGCTGAGATTCAAACTTTATGCGCTAAAGCTAGGTGCGGTCGGTGAATGAGTACCAAAAGCAATTTGATTTTTTCCTCAAAGTCTTTATCCGCATGTGTATTGCGTGGTATGTCTTGGGGCTTCTCAAGTTCTTGCCTGATGACTTGTCAGACAAGATTGTCAATAAATTACTAGGAATGATTGGACTGTAATGCTTTCACTATTCTCGACACTAGGCGGTTTGTTAATCTCTGGTTTGCCTAAACTGCTAGATTACTTCCAGAATAAAGCAGACCAAAAGCATGAATTGGCTTTGGCTCAAATACAAACAGAGCGTGAGTTACAGTTAGCGGCACAGGGACTTGCTGCCCAACAAAAGATTGAGGAAATCCGCACAGATCAGATTTCGATGCAGACTGATGCACAAATGACTGAGGCAGCTTTAAAGCACGATGAGAAGGTGCTAGAGAGGGCAAGCACATGGGTAGTCAACTTTATCGGTACTGTGCGCCCTGTAGTGACCTACATCTTTGTTTTAGAGTTATGCGCTATTAACGCTTGGATTGCTTATTATGTTTACTCCCGCCCAAGCCTAGTGAATAACATGGATGATCTCATCAGAGTAACCGACATTATTTTTTCTAGCGATGAAATGGCGATGCTAGGCGGAATCATTGGCTTCTGGTTTGGTTCACGCTCTTGGGCTAAGAAATGAAGTTAAGCAAAGCTGGCGCTGATCTAATGCACCAGTACGAGGGATGCAGAAACAAGCCGTATCTGTGTCCTGCTCATATCTGGACGATTGGTTATGGTCATGTTCTGTATCAAGATCAGATCAGACTACCTGTTGTTTATTTACCAAAACATGAGGAAATGGTTGAAAAACCTACCCTTCGTAAAAATTATGTCTTAAAACCTGAAGACAATCGGGTCTGGTCAAAAGATGAAATCAATTCGTTATTCGCAACTGATGTCGCAAATTTTGAGCGTGGTGTTTTACGACTTGCTCCTGCTCTATCTGGTCGTCAAGGGGCTTTCGATGCGTGTGTCTCATTTTCCTTCAACGCTGGATTGGGCAATTTTCAGCGCTCTACTATTCGGATGAAAATAAACCGAGGTGATTGGGAGGGTGCGGCTGAGGCTTTTATGCAATGGACTAAAGGCGGTGGTAAAGAATTGGCTGGTCTTGTAAAGCGCAGAAAAGCTGAAATCAAACTATTTTTAGACAATGCCTAATATACCTACCCAACAAGATGCTGAGTTGTTTGCCAAGAGCGTTAAGAAGTGGCAACAAGTCTTGAGTTTGGGGGATTGGAGAATTGAAAAAGGTATGAAGCCGGCTAAACAGGCAATGGCTTCTGTAGAGTTCAACGAGTCGGCAAGACTAGCTGTCTATCGGTTGGGTGACTTTGGTGCTGAAAAGATCACGCCTGAGTCGCTAGATAAGACTGCCCTACATGAACTACTGCATATATTCCTACATGATTTAATGATGGTTGCTACAGACCCAAAGTCCTCAGACGAGGATATTGAAATGCAAGAGCATAGGGTCATCAATCTGCTTGAAAACTTAATTTTTAAGGATTCTCATGGGAAATCATAACCAAACCTGTACAGACACAGAGTTCATCCAACTATGGGGGCAACTTGAATCTGCGGCAAGAATGGCTGAACACCTCCAGATCAACATTAGAGCTGTTCATTTGCGTAGAAGGTGGATTGAGCAGCACTACAAAATTACTCTAGGTGCATCAGATCATCGTGGTTTGGCTTACGATAAAAGACCTCAATCCTTCTCTCCCTTAAAACAGATAGACCTCGGCATCCTAGATGGTACTGTCATTGTTTTCTCTGATGCTCACTTCATCCCCAACCAACGATCAACAGCGTTTAAAGGGCTTCTATGGGCTATCCAAGAGTTCAAACCAAAGGCGGTGATATGTAACGGGGACGCTTTCGATGGCTCGTCTATATCAAGGCATGATGTAACTGATCTACCACAGACTTCCGTTATCCAAGAGTTAAAGGCTTGTCAGGCAATGCTTGGCGAAATAGAGGAGATTGCAAAGGATGTCCGACATAATGTAAAGTTACTGTTTACATTTGGAAATCACGATGTAAGGTTTGCTAACAGACTTGCCCAACACGCACCACAATTTAAGGATGTACAAGGATTTAAACTGACAGATCACATTCCTGATTGGGAGTTCTGTTGGTCAGTATGGGCTACACCTAACTGCATTATCAAGCACCGATACAAGGGCGGCATCCATGCGACTCATAACAATACTGTGAACGCTGGTGTATCAATCGTAACTGGACACTTGCATAGCCTTAAAGTAACGCCATTTAGCGACTACAAAGGGGCAAGGTATGGTGTAGATACAGGAACACTTGCTGAGATAGATGGTCCACAGTTTACTTATGCTGAAGGCAACCCAAGTAACCACAGATCAGGTTTTGCAGTATTGAACTTCTTTAACGGCACATTGTTGTTGCCAGAGTTGGTGCAGAAGTTTGATGAGGACTTGATTGAGTTCCGTGGTGAAGTTATTGATGTAGGTGCATTTTGAGTGCTTGGCTAATCATTCTCACAGGGGCGATCTACGCCTATATAGCTGGTGAGCAGCTATGGAAAGATAACCCACACATGGCTATCGTGTACGCAGGGTACGCCTTCTCGAATGTGGGTCTTTACTTGCTTGCTAAGTAGAGTCTTTAACAAACAATCCGTTAGGCAATAGCGTGCCCCGCCTATTTTTAATCTGATCGTAGGCAACTTCCATGCAGTCTACCAGATTTAGGTCTTGTAGAGCGCAGTAATTAACAAGGCATACCATAACATCACCGACACTATCAACAATAGCGTCACGATCTTTTTTAATGGTTGCATCGGCTAGTTCTCCGAGTTCAGACATAGCCTTGAGAAGCTGAGTCTCTGGTGTACTGTTAGGAATAATTTTCCTTTGCTGAGACCAAATAATAATTTTGTTTTCTATATCTGCATATGACATTTAAGCTCCTTTATAAATTGAATGAGTTTGATATTTTTTTGATGCTTCAATATATGCTTTAGAGGCATCATCTAAAACTTTGTAATAACCAAGATGTAAAACTTTTCCTTTTACAGTTATTGCTGCTTGCCATCTTTCATCTCTTTTATGCCATGTAACACCTTTAAATCCTGATGTGTTTTTAGAGTTTTTGAGTCTGTTTTGGGCATTTTGTTCAGATGTTGCAAGTCTTAAATTAGAAGCTCTGTTATCTAATTTATTTCTGTTTATGTGATCTACATTTCCAAATGGAAATTCACCATGTATAAAAAGCCATGCAACCCTGTGTGCTAACAATCTTTTGCTTTTTACACATAACATGATGTAGCCATTTGTCATTTTTGAGCCAGCAACATGACCTGCTCTTACACCTCTAGTTCCATCATGCTTCCAAGTAAAAATTCCAGTTTCTTTGTCATAGTTTAATTTTCTAAGACATTCATCTTTAATGCTCATATTGCCCCCTAAGTTAGATGATAAATTATATCATTTAAACATAGGGGAATCGTACGACATTCCATTCCCTTTCATTTCTACCTGAGTTAGATTTGACTGTGTTTCCTGTTAACTCAATCAATCCGATTATTTTCATTTCATTCAAACGCCTAGCGACTTGATTGCCATCTAGGTTAGTCAATGCGGCTATTCCATCTTTACCAAGCGCACCATGCTCTTGTAGGCACTCTAAGATGATTTGGTGATGCTGAGATGCTACTGGCTTGATTGCCTCTGCTGCTTCAAAAGAAGTGAGTGGGTCTGTTGCCCTCACTCTTGGAAAGTCAGGCATCTT